CATTTGAGATCTATACGATCCCATTGATTTGTCCTGTTGTTCTTGTTGCTCCGTTTGTTGTTTATTCTTAGCTTTGATGTACTCCGACAGATTCTTTACGTAATAGTAATACTCATAGTAGTACATGTTTTCGATCTCTGACGGTTGCATCCTAAGATGTATGCCCAGGTAGAACTTAGTCTTAAAGTAATTCTCCAGCGAGATCTGAAATAATGAAAAGACTTTTGATGCCACCTGGGAAGTCAAGAGGGGCTTTTGCCGTCTCTCCATCGAAGGTAGTTTCTAATTCGGTTTGTACACCGATTTTCATTCTTTCAGCTAATCTATAAACTAGCATAAACTTTTTCTCATCCCAACCTTTATATTCCATTTCCATTTGGAAAATCTTATTTAGGTTAAGACCTCTCCAGTCAGCTTGCATATAAGGCAATACTTGAAGGAAAGCTCTATCAAAATCTTGATCTTTTTCCTGTCTATCTTTAAGATATGCAGTTACTTCTTGCATAACACCAATTGTTGGTGGTTTCATTCTTATAGTTCCAGCAGATCTAGTTTTAATTACGTAAGTTCTCTCTTTTGCAGAGTAGTATCTTTCGATTTCTTCGTCAATAACTGAAGCTACTAAATTTCTTACTGATAATTCAATATCTACAGACTTCTTAGTCTTCTCAGTTTTACCTTTAAGTATTAACTTATTCTCTGGTTCTGGGAATGTAAGATCTCTAATAGAAAGCAATAGAATAATTCTATCTTCTTCAAGTATATCTTTGTAAGACATTGTAGACTTACCTGACAACACCTGTGCGCAAGATTCTACGATAGAGTTTAATTTATCTTCCATATCGATGTAGTTATTTTCATCCATAGTAGAGAAATGTCTAATTTCAGCAGCTTTAGCAGATCTAATTTTGATTACACAATTCTCTGGGTAAAATTTACCTTGAGATGGTAAGTCCATTAAATCTAAAACATGCCATCCTAATACTTCATCCGTTGGTCTAGCTATTTCTGGACCAAATTTGTCCATATTAACTCTACCTAGGCCAGATTTATCTACTGCTGCTGTCATAGCATCAGCTTTTTCTGTACCATCAGATGTGTTGTTAGCATTAACACCGTCTTTTGCGTCAAGAGCTCTGGCTGCTGCCTCTTCGCGCTCTTTATCCATTTTGTTTAATTCGTCACTCATATTATTTGTCTTTTAGGTTTTTGAGATTTTGTTTTAGTATTGATTTCTGTTCTACGCTTCTTTTAGATAATTCATCTTGTATCAAATTTCTAATAAAAGCGCTAACAGATATTGGACGTTCCTCTTGTTCAAGGGCCTCATTTAAAATGACGCGGTTGACTTCGCGGACTTCCGCTTCAGTTAAAAGTACCTGAAGTTTTTTTGTTAGTTTGTCACTCATAATCTGTTATTATTAGAATAATATATTATATTTTCTTTGGTTAAAAAAAGAAGGCGCATAAACACCTTCTTTTTTGTTAATTAAATTAAATTATTAATTTAGTTCTTCATTCCAAACATCTGCTCTCCAGGTAACTTCTAATGTAGCTGCATCTGCAGTTTCATAGTTTAATTCACCTGTAAATCCAAGGCCGGAAGTAATGAAACAATCGTCAAGAGTTACTTTTCTATAAATATCTCCTTCTCTGTTAAACTGTACGATAACAATTGTACCAACATAGTTCTTCTTAAGACCTAATTCTCCAGTCTCAGGGTTGTATTGTTTTCTGTACCATTCTCTCATAGACTTGTAAATATAAGCCTCGTTTGAGTCGTTTAAGTTTAATGAGAAGTTAACAGTTACGTCAACAGCAGTTCCATCAGGCATTCCAGCGTAAGATCTTGTTGAGAACTTATACTTTTGCTCGATAGCTGCTACCTCTCTATGAAGTGTTTCCAAACCACCAATTGAATTAATGTGTTGTAAGAATAATGCCTGTCCTGACACGCCATCCGGTGGTAAAATAGTTACCTCGAATAGGTTAGCCTGTACTGGTTCAAAGTTCTTACCTTTTCTACTAGTTTGGTCTTCTGAATAATGTGGTAAAGCCATATCGTTTATTTTCTTTATTTAGTTTATATATTCTCGTTTTTTACGCAAAGTTTCCTGATGCAATTTCACCTGTATTAAGTACAGTTACTCTCGATACTAGAATCTCTAATCCTTTAACTGGTTCAACGAACGTATCTAAGATACCCATGTTGTTATCGATAACCTCGTTAGTGTTGTTAGTCGTGTCCATGATGTTTCTGTAATCGTATACACCACCGTCTTTCTTAACTGACTCCATGAAGCCATCTGCTAAAGTTTTAATTTCTAATCTAGTTTGAGCAGTATTGAACTCAAATAGGTAGTTCTTAAGGATTTCTGCTAGTCCATCTTCAATGTAAATTAATACCTCTCTTACGTGAGCTGAAGAAAGAGCTGACTGAATTCCTTGTTGTGCAGTCTTGTTTCCTTTGATTGTTAAACCTACGCCTCTTTCGAATACGATTGGGTTGTAACCAAATGGTTCAAGTACATCTCTATCGTTCTTATCGAACGCAAATTCTAATGACTGTACTCCAGTTCCACCAACAACACCTCTTCTTGGTCCTGCGATGATTGACCATGGCAGAGCATCAGAGAATTTATCGATATAGTTATTAGAAACATAAGCAGCTGGTGGAACCACCTTAGTTCTGCCGTTTTCAATAACATTTAAACCTGGACCGTAGTAGAATGCATACGTTGCTCCTTCGTTAATTGAAGGTAAAGTATATAAAGCACTTGGGTTTAAGTTTAAGTTACCACCTGTTGCTACGTTATTAATATCTAAAGCTCCAGTAAATTCATTTAAGAATGATGGGTTAGTTGATGCTTTTAATTCTTTCACCATTGGTGCGTTAAGAATTGCAGAAGCATTTTGTCTTTCTTTACATAAGAATGATAATTCTTCCTTATTTAAGATACCACTATTTTCTAATGAACCGAATGTATCAACAACATATCTGAATGTGATATTGTCTTTATCTACTAATGCATTACCTAAACCAGTACCTGGCTTGATTGCTGATAAAAGACCTTCATCACCTCCAATTTTCTTGTCTGATTGTGAAGCTCCATCAAGTGGGAACATTTTGTAAACACCTGCAGCATCTTCAAATCTTCTTAATGCATATAATGGATTGTTAGATACAGGCTTATGTGACTCAAATGTATAAATAGTAGTTATACCAGAAGTTGATTTAACAATCTTCTTAATTCTAGATAAACCAGAATCACCTGGTACATACATACCTACTTTGATAACTACGTCTCCGTTAGCATCTTTTGTAAATGTATCTGTTACTACGTTATCTTTATAGAATTTGAATTGTCCAGCACCTTGATCTTCGAACGTCCATCCGCTTTCAAATGCAACTGCTCTAGCGTTTAATTCAATATTGTTTATTGCGAATGAATCACTCACCGCTGATTTTTTAGCTAAGAACTTTGTACCTGCAGGAAGTACTCCTCCGTTAGTTACTAACGATGCAGAGAATCCTAAGTTTCCACCATTTGGTGGTACTAAGTAAGAATCTGCGCCAAATCCACCAGCTTCTGAATCGTTGTAAGTACTGTTAATCTGACCGATTCCGATATAAATACCAGTATTTTCTGATTCTAAGAAAGATAGTGCACCATTTGCACTTGCAGATAAAAATGCATCACCTTCTGTAACCGTTGGAGCTGTTTCAAATACTAAGTTTCCGTTACTATCAATTCTATAGTTAACATCATTAGTCCATTCTGCACCGATAAGAGAATCAGAATATTCTTCGTAAACTCCGATTTGTTCAGAAATATCTCCGTCTGCTGTAATTAATACTGCATCTGCAAGAGATGGGTGTACTGCTACGTTTGTAATTCTTACAAATTCGTCAGCTTGTTGTGCTTTTAAGAATTTACCAGCAACAATTTTGTTTGGTAAGTTAGCTAATGTATTTTCATCAAATGTAGAACCTACTGCTAAATTTGTAGCGTGAATAGTCATTGTTTGACCATCAACTTGTACTTTACCGCCAAATGCAGTAAAATCTGCAGCTAATGGTGTTACAACTTGTTCTACTCTATGTGAAAGTACTTCGTAATCTTGGTATACGTTAAATCCGTTTCCGATTAAATCAATATCAGCTAATTTATCTTCTGCGATTGCACAGAATAAACCTGTTCTTCTAGCTTCTAGGTTGATTAAAGTTTCAATGTATAATTGTCTTCCTTCGTTATCCATAAATTCTGGAATTAATGAACCAGAGTATTGTGCTAATAATGTCACTTCTCTTAATCCAACGAATTTAGCTAATTGATCTTTAATTAAACCTTTACCAGTAAAGAAATCCCCATAAGTTGGATCGTTGTTTAATAATTGAGAATCAAATTTACCTTTGAATACAAATACATCTACCATGTAATCTGATACGTACTCATCTGCAGCAATTCCTTCTGGAATATTTGCTTCACCATACCACTCTCTTGCTGTAACTTCAAAACCTCTTACATCTCCAGCTTGTCTAATAATAACTGAGATAGGATCTTGTTTGATATTTACAAATGAAATAGCGTGGTTTGAATCTTGTGCAGCGGTAGTAAGTAATTTTTCATCACTTGGTACCCAGAACTTGTCTGTATCAAATACATCGCTGTATTTAGCTTTTAACTGAGTTCCACCTAAATCAAGAAGATTTGGTACTGATGCAAGACCTTCAAGACTAGCATTTGTAACTGGTGAGAAGATTGATACTTTATCGTCATCATCTGAAGTAGTTAAGTTTAACGCTAGGATAGGACCTCTAGATAAGCATTCTAATGCTGATCTGTGGAAAAACATATTTTTCTTTTCTAACGACTTGTCAATTCCACCGAATACTTGAATAAATTGCTCTACATCTTCTATTAATACTGGAGTATTGTAAGGACCTTTTTTAGATCTTCCTACTACTAGTCTAATAGTCTCCGCAGGGATGTTTACGGTTTGTGACTTGTCAAACTCTAGACGATATACGCCTGAGCTTTTGAACTGTAATAAATTGGGACTTAATGCCATAGTTGTTCGTTTTTATTTTTTAATTCTTTTATTATATATCCCTATGCTTTCGTAAATTTATTTCAATAGGTCATAAATATCATATTGTAAATCTCCAGCCTGGTCATTATCTTTAAATAGTATCTTTTCCATCTCATCATGAAGGTCTGGATCTATAAAATCCAGAAGCTCTTCTACAAAATCTGCATAGTCTGTTGTGTTAAAAAATTCGGTAGCAGTAATACATGTCATAATCACATCATCATGTCCCATTTGAGCACCATAACTTCCATTAGGTAATGTTCCAAATAGAGACGCCTCTGTTACTGTTACTTCATCAGTTAAATCTAATCTATTTATCTTATACAACTTGGCAAAATTCTGACAAAAGATAGCTTTATTGTCAGATTTTAGTTTGATTCCTGGTTTAATAGTCCTTGCATCATGTCGATGTTTAAATTTAACTATCATCTCATCATCAAAATCATTTCTCTGTGGAAAGATACTTCTTAGATATTGGAATAACACTGTACCATAAGTATTATATTCTACAATCATCTTTACATTCTCAGAATAGAATATATCGACTGATAGAGTATAAAGTACCTTTGCAAAATCTTCAATTACATGTTCATTTGATCTAAATCTAGCTACTTGTGTAAATTTAAAAAAATCATACATCGCACCTGCATTTAGTACGTTTTGAATTTCATCTTTATTCATGGCGTCTACCTTAAAGATATTAATTACCGATGAGTCACCACCGTTACCTTCGGCAATATCTACAGAGAATACCCAAAAGTTTTCTGCATCTTTACATGTATCAATATCAAAGTCTGGATCCCATTCTAAGAAACCTTTCGTATCAATAGAAATATAGTCGAATTGATCGAAGTCATGATAGACATAAGGCTTCATTCTCTTTCTCATCTTCTTCATATCGACTGGGTCTAATAGGAGGTTAGATGAGCTGACGAACTCATTTCCATACTGTTTATTAAATGCTTCAATTGAACCTAGGTTTGCTAATTCTCTATCATACCATTCTTCATCTCTATCTGGATGTTGCCACCAGTCAATTCTTGTCGCTAGATATTCATTATCACCTCGATCTGCCGCAGCATAAATTTGATAGAACTTATTAAATCCGTTTGGCGTAGATGTAATTGTTATTCTTGAGACTTTCGACGAGGATAATGTAGGATATACATTCTCGTAAAAAGAATCAGCAATCGATGGATGGACGTGGGCAAACTCATCTAGGTATAGATTATGGATTGTAAAACCAATACCGGATTTTGCTGTGGTTGATTGTCCTATTAGTCGACAACCATTATCACATCTTACATTCATCACATCATATTTAATAATACCAGGTTTCATAAAGAACGGTAAGTTCTCAATTACTGTTTTGGCTTTATCAATAATTTCTTTTGTTGAATCAGATTTGTTGGCAAGTAGCAGAGTATTCTTATCCATATTAAATGTCAAGTACCATGCATTAAAAATAGATGCAGTTACTGTTTTACCCATCTGACGAGATGCTAATACAATATTAAATCTATCTTTTTGGAAATTCCTCAACATATCTACCTGATAATCTCTCAGCTTTACTTGTTGAATACCCTCATCTGTCATTACCACCGCATACTTCTCTGCAAAATAGACAATATCGTTGGCGCATCTAGCTAGCTCGGCTATTTCCTCATCAGTATATTCAAATACAATATTACCCTTCTTTAGAAATTGTCTACCCTCGTAAAATGGCAACTTAATCTTAGGACGATAACCCTGGTCCATAGCAACCAACAAGTCGTTGATTTGCCTGGTAGACCAGACAATTCTCTCCGAGGCTGCCTGTGGCCCTTCCTCTTTGGGAATCCATTTATTATCTCCTATTCCGTCTGACATTTATTCTTCTGTTGGTTCTACGTCTTCAATATCCTCTTCTTGAGAAGCACCATGAATACCTGCTTGAATTGCAGCCATTAAGTCTTTTGTACCTCTTTGGATATTTTTATTACCAGTGTCTCCACCAGCACCTTCAATCTCTGATTGATTTGCTCTTTGCTGATATATCTCAATATCTCTAGCAATTCTTTTAGTGCCTTCTTCTGCAGCCATTAAGTACATGGTCTGAGATTTAATAATATCTAACATTGATTTCTGTAGAGTTGCAAGAACTTCAAACATTCTTGGTGCTAATTCACCAGAGTCAATTGTTTCTAATAGAGTAGTTAGTGCTTTTTCACCGGCTTGTAATTGATAAATTAGAGAAGACATTGTCATCTCATCCATTTTCTTTTTAGCCTGAATATATTCGTCTTTTTCAATAATATCTGCATCCAGATAAAATTTCATTAGACTTGTAATAGTCTTCTGTGCTTTCTTAGTTGCACCCGCTTTTAATTCTGTATAATTTACTATCGGTGCTAGATCTGTAGGTCTAGCCTGAATAGGTAAATCACCTGGATCGCTTTCCACATCCATAACTCCATCTCCAATCAGGTCATCTAACTCTTGTCTTATTTGATCTGCTTGTTCGGATATTGTCTTTTTCTTTTCACTCATAATATGATATTATATTCTATATAT